ATGACTGCGCTGCGCCGTTCCTCCGCCTCCCCCGTTCTCTCCAACATGACCAAGGTGGAGCCCTTCGGCAGTGCCGAGGAGGCGTGGCTCTGGACCATGGCGGCCCTGGTGGCACGTCGCGAAGGCGCCCGCGTGGTCGCTGGCGCCGGTCGTGTTCAGCGGCCCTGCGAGCCGGACGACGTGGTGAAGTGCCTCGACCGGCTCTATCGCCAGCGGCGGATTGACCTGGTGCATGCCCGCATCATGCGCTTCTGGGGCGAGCGCGGCGCGGCGCCCGACCCGCGCTATGCCCAGGAGAAGGCCGACTGGCGCATCTGGAACGAGGCGATGCAGCGGCTCGACTGGCCGCTGCGCATGAAGGGAATCGTGGCGGGTTCGGCGCTGCCGATGCCGGCGGGCGAGGAGGTGGTGGTGGCGCTGCAGGGGCGCTTCCCGGAATGAGCGCGCCGCGGCGGCTCCAGGGAGCGGTGCCCCGCATTGCGCCGCGCCATGCCCTTGCTGAGGGCGGGCAGCGGGTCTGGATCGGCTTTGGCGGCCGGGCGGACCGGCTCTGGCTGAGGCTGCTGCGGCCGGGCTTCCGCCACTGCTTCGCCGTGCTCGGCGATTCCGGCGGGTGGACGGTGGTGGAGCCGCTGTCCGGCCGGCTGCTGGTCTCCCGGCCCGAACTGGGGCCGGAGTTCGACCTGCCGGGCTTCTATCGTCGCGCGGGACTGACGGTGCTCGGACCGTTCGCGCCGGGGGGCGCCTTCTGCGGTGTTCTGCCGGGGGTGCTGCCCTATTCCTGCGTTGCGGTGTGCCGCGCGCTGCTCGGCGAAGGCGCGCCGCGCGCCCTCACGCCGCGCGGGCTCTACCGGAAGCTGCAGAAATTTACGGTTGTAGGAAAAAAGTCCTTGACGACGCCGCCGTCCGCCGGTAAGAAGGTCCTCGTCAACGGGTGAGTTGCGCCCGCTGACCTCCTCCCGATCCCCCCGACTGCGCGGGCCCGTCCGGAACACTCCGGACGGGCCCGCGGCTTTTTGGGGCGACCTTTCCGCCAAACCGAAGGAGCCGCACGCGCATGGGTGGCCTGTTCCGCGCCCCGAAGCCGGTGGTCGTGACCGCGACCGAGCCGGTCGCTTCCCCGCCCGCCGGGCCGACCCCCGACGCCGCCGAGCAGACCGCCCGGACGGAGAACCTGGAGCGGTCTCGCCGCGGCCTCGCCGGCACCATCGCCACCTCCGCCCGTGGCGTGCTGGAGCCGTTGCCGCAGGGTCTCGCCGGGACCCGCAAGACGCTGCTTGGGGAGTGAGGCCGATGACCCTCTCGCCCGAGACCATTCTGGCGCGCCACGGCGCCGCGCGGGAACGCCGCCGCCCCTGGGAGGGCGTCTGGCAGGAATGCTACGACCATGTGCTGAACGGGACGCCCGGCAGCGGCGGGCCGGCGCTCTATGACGCGACCGCGCCGGATGCCGCAGAGCAGCTTGCCGCCAGCCTGCTGGCCGAGCTGACGCCTCCCTGGTCCCGCTGGTTCGGGCTGGCGCCGGCCGAATCGCTGGCCAATGGCCCCGAGGGCGCGGCCGCCGCGAAGGCACTGGAAGCCGCGGCGGAGACGCTGCAGGGGCATCTGGACCGCTCCAACTTCGCTTTGGAGATGCACCAGGCCCTGCTCGACCTGGTGGTTGCCGGGACCGGCGTTCTGCTGGTCGAGGAAGCGCCGGCCGGCGGGCTCTCGGCGCTGCGCTTCACCGCCGTGCCGCTGCGCGACGCGGTGCTGGAGGAGGGACCGAGCGGCCGGCTCGACACCGTCTATCGCTGCGTGGCGCTCGACGCCGCGGCGATCCAGGCGCGCTATCCGGAGGCGGAACTGCCGGCGGCGCTGCTGGCCGGGAGCGGCGAAGACGAGTCGCCGCGCCGGTACCGCGTGGTCGAGGCGGTGTGGCCGGAGCGGACGGGCAGCGGCTACCTCGCCGTGCTCGACCATGAAGGGCAGGCGGTGCCGCTGGGCTTTGGACGCTTTGGAGAAAGCCCCTTCATCGCCTTCCGCTGGATGAAGGTGCCGGGCGAGGTCTATGGCCGCGGCCCGGTGATGAAGGCGCTGCCGGACATCCGCACCGTCAACAAGGTGGTGGAGCTGGTGCTGAAGAACGCCTCCATCGCCGCCACCGGCATCTGGCAGGCCGAGGATGACGGGGTGCTGAACCCCGCCACGGTGCGGCTGGTGCCGGGCGCCATCATTCCGAAGGCGCCGGGCTCCTCCGGGCTGACGCCATTGGCCGCGCCGGGCAACTTCGACGTCTCGCAGCTGATGCTGGACGACCTGCGCGGGCGCATCCGCAGCGCGTTGCTGGCCGACCGGCTGACCGCGCCGAGGGACGCCCGCATGACCGCCACGGAAGTGCTGGAGCGCAGTGCCGAGACGGCGCGGCTGCTCGGCGCGACCTATGGGCGGATGCAGGCCGAGCTGCTGACGCCGCTGATCGGCCGTTGCCTCAGCATCCTGCGGCGGCGTGGCGAGGTGCCGCCGCTGCTGCTGGACGGCCGCGAGGTGCGGCTGACCTATCAGTCTCCGCTGGCCCGCGTGCAGGGCCGCGCCGATGCGGCGAACACCTTGCTGTTCCTGCAGGCGGTGGCGGCACTGGGCCCGCAGGCGGCGGCGCAACTCGACGTCGCCGCCGCCACCCGACACCTGGCCCGGACGCTTGCCGCGCCGGCCGGGATCCTGACCCCTCTCGAGGAGTGACGCTCCGCATGTCCGAGAACTTGCTTGAGGCCGCGATGGCGGAGGGCGCCGCTCCGGCGGCAGCCGAGGAAATTCCGGAGAAGTTCCGGGACCCGGAGACCGGCAGCCTGCGCGTGGAGGCGCTGCTGCGCTCCTACCGCGAGCTGGAGAAGCGCCTCTCCCAGCGCTTCGCGCCGCCCGGTCCGGAGGCGCCGGAGGAGGAGCGCGCCCGCTTTCGCCGCGCCATCGGCGTGCCCGATGCGCCGGAGGAATACGCCGTGGAGCCGAAGCATGAGCTCTGCGGCCCGGATCCGGAGATCAACAAGCGGCTGCACGAGGCGGGCTTCACCTGCACGCAGGTGCAGCTTGTCTATGATCTCGCGGCCGAGCGGCTGCTGCCGCTGATCGCCGAGGCGGCGGCCGACTACGAGGCGCAGAAGCAGGTGGCGCGGCTGGCGCAGGAATTCGGCGGCGATGAGCAGTTCCGCCGCATCGCGCCGCAGATCGCCGCCTGGGGTCGTGCCAACCTGGCGCCGCCGGTCTTCGAGGCGCTTTCCACCACCGCCGAGGGCGTGCTGGCGCTGCACCGGATGATGGCGAAGAGCGAGCCGAGCCTGGCGCGCAATGCCGAGCCTGCCGAAGCGCTCGATGAGCAGGCGCTGCGCAAGATGATGCGCGACCCGCGCTACTGGCGCTCGCGCGAGCCGGAATACGTCAAGCGCGTGACCGAGGGCTTCAAGCGCCTCTTCGGTCAGGGCTGACGCGTCGCCGGGGTTCCGGCGCGCCCGTCTTCCAACCGTTTTCCGCCGTGGCGCAACCCGCATTGCCGGGTGCCGCGGCGTGCCTGCCGCTCCGGCCCCGCGTGGCCAACCGGAGCGCCTGGCTGAACCCATCCCACCATTCCGCCTCTTAAGGAAATCGGCATGTCCGCTTCCATCGACCAGGTCTTCACGAAGCAGTTCCAGTCCGAGGTGCATGACGCCTACCAGCGGCAGGGCAGCAAGCTGCGCCCGACGGTGCGCAGCAAGACGGACGTGCGTGGCGCCTCCACCGTGTTCCCGATCGTCGGCCGCGGCATCGCGGCGGCGAAGGCGCGCAACGGCGCGGTGCCGGTGATGAACCTCTCGCATTCCAATGTCGAGTGCTTCCTGCAGGACTACTATGCCGGCGAGTGGATCGACCGTCTTGACGAGCTAAAGACCAACATTGACGAGCGCCAGGTGGTGGCCAGCGCCGGGGCCTATGCGCTGGGCCGCAAGACCGACGAGCTGATCATCGCCGCGCTGGACACGGCGACGCATGAGGCGGTCGGCACCGCGCCGGGCACCGGCGACACCGACGGGCTGACCAAGGCGAAGGTGCTGATGGCCTTCGAGATGCTCGGCGCCGCTGACGTGCCGGATGACGGCAATCGCTTCGCCATCGTCGGCTGGAAGCAGTGGAGCGAGCTGCTGCAGATCCAGGAGTTCGCCAACGCCCAGTATGTCGGCGACGACGACCTGCCCTGGAAGGGCACGCAGGTGAAGCGCTGGCTGGGCGCGACCTGGATGCCGCATTCCGGCCTGACCAAGAGCGGCAATCTGCGCTTCTGCTACTTCTATCACAAGACCGCCATCGGCCATGCCGTCGCGCAGGAGGTGGTGACCGACATCACGTGGCATGGCGACCGCGCCGCCCACTTCGTCAACAACATGATGAGCCAGGGCGCGGTGATGATCGACGCGGCCGGCGTCGTGCGGATGCGCGCCGCCGAGTAATCGGAAAACGTGCGGGGGAAGGAATTTCCCCGCACTCCCTTCCTTCTTCAGTCAGTTCGAGGGGCGCCAGTGAGCGGGCGCGGGAACTGACAGAAAAAAGAAGGGCGTCTGGGGGAACTCATTCCCCCAGCCTTCCTGCAACCTTCCGGGAGTTCCGACCGATGGCGCTGTCCGCCCTCGTCCTCTGCTCGCGCGCGTTGCTGAAGATCGGTGCGCAGCCCATCGCCTCCTTTGACGAAGGCACCGCCGAGGCGGAGGTGGCGGCGCATCTCTATCCTCTGGTCTGCGACGCGCTGCTTTCCGCCCATCCCTGGTCCTTCGCGACCGGCCAGATGGAGTTGCCGCGGCTCGTCGAGACGCCGCACGCCGACTACGCCTATGCCTACCAGCTGCCATCGGACTTCCTGCGGGTTCTTTCCGCCGGAGAAGGTGGCCGGGGCCGTGGGCTTGCGTACCGGCTCAATGAAAGCCGGCTGCACACGAACGCCTCACAGGTGACGCTGACCTATCTCTTCCGGCCTGCGGAGAGCGGCTTTCCCGCTTTCTTCGCCGCGGCGCTGGTTGCGCGGCTGGCGGCCGAGTTCTGCATTCCCCTGACCGAGAGCTCCTCGCGAACGGAGATGCTGCACCGACTGGCGGAAACCGAGTTCCGTCGTGCGCGCGCCGCCGACAGCCAGCAGAGCACGACGCGCGCCGTTGAGGACTTCCCGCTGATTGCCGCGAGGAGATGACACATGGCGGGCGACCGCAGCACCAAGACGAGCTTTGCCGCGGGTGAGCTGAGCGACCAGCTGCTTGGCCGCGGCGACCTGCGCGCCTTCGAGAACGGCGCGCGGCGGCTGCGCAACGTGTTCATCCAGCCCACGGGCGGCGTGACGCGGCGGCCGGGGTTGCGGCACGTGGCCATGCTGCCCGGCTCCGCGCGGCTCATCGCCTTCGAGTTCAACACGGAGCAGACTTACCTGCTGGTGCTGACGCATCAGCGCCTGCAGGTTTTCATGGGTGATGTCGCGGTGGCGAGCCTGAGCGCACCCTGGACCGCGGCGATGCTCGACCAGATGGCACATACGCAGAGCGCCGACACATTGCTGTTGCTGCATCCCGAGATGCCGCCTCAGCGGGTGACGCGCAGCAGCCATGTGGCCTGGACCATGACGACGTGGCCGTGGGTGGCGGAGCCGTTCTTCCGCTTCGCCGCGCCGGAGGTGACCTTGGCCGCCAGCGGAACCACCGGCAGCGTGACGCTGGCAACCAGCGCTCCCTTCTTCCAGGCGGGCCATTCCGGAGCGCGGCTGCGGTTGCGCGGCAAGCGGCTGCGGGTGACGGCGATCCTCTCCGCCACCAGCGCCAGCGCGCAGGTGGAGGGCACGCTGCCGGACACGGCGGCCAGCAGCGACTGGGACGAAGCGGCCTTCAGCCCGGCGCGCGGCTGGCCGGTTTGCGCCTGCTTCCATCAGGACCGCCTGGTGCTGGGCGGCTCGCGCGATCTGCCCAACCGGCTTTGGCTCTCGTGCTCGGGCGACCTGTTCAACTTCGACCTCGGCACCGGGCTGGACGACCAGGCGATCGAGTTCGGCCTGCTCTCCGACCAGGTGAACGCCATCCGTGCCGTCTTCTCCGGGCGGCACCTGCAGGTCTTCACCTCCGGCGCTGAATGGATGGTGACGGGCGATCCGATGACGCCGGCTTCCATCCAGCTGCACCGGCAGACCCGGATCGGCTCGCCGGTCGATCGCATTATTCCACCGGTGGACGTGGATGGCAGCACCATGTTCGTGGCGCGCTCGGGCCAGGCAGTGCACGAGTATGCCTACACCGACGTGCAGCAGGCCTACCAGGCGAACGACCTGGCGCTCGTCGCGCGGCACCTGGTGGAACGGCCGGTCTCCATGGCCTATGACCAGGCGGGCCGGCTGCTGCACGTGGCCATGGCAGGTGGGTGGCTTGCCACCCTGACGCTCTACCGCGCCGAGCAGGTCACCGCCTGGACGCGGCAGGACACCGACGGCGCCTTTCGCGCGCTGGCGGAGATCGACGGAACGATCTGGTGTGCTGTTGAGCGGGCCGGATCGCTGCGGCTGGAGAGGTTCGATGATGCGCTGGCGGTGGATGCCGGGCTGACCGGCAACGACAGCACGGAGCGGACGCTGTGGAATGGCCTCGACCATCTGGCGGGACGCAGCGTGCAGGTGGTGGCGGATGGCGCGCCGCGCGGCAGCGCCACGGTCGCCAATGGCGGCGTGTCGCTCGATCCGGCCGCCTCCGCCGTGCAGGTCGGCCTCGGCTACAGCCATGTCATCGAGCCGCTGCCGCCGCAGCTTGTAAGCGCGGGCGGCACGCGCAGCGGGCCTGTTCGTCTGCTTTCCATCGGCCTCCGCTTGCTGGAAACCGCGGCGCTGACGGTGGATCTCGGACGCGGGCCGCAGAATGTGCCGTTCCGCCGCATGGATACGCCCGTGCTTGATGCCGCGCCGCCGCGCTTCACCGGCGACGTCACGCTGCGCGCCTTCGGCTGGCGACGCGACACCATGCTGCCGCTCTGGCGGATCGAAGGCGACACGCCGCTGCCGCTCACGCTGCTTTCCGTCACCACCGAGACGAGGATGAACGACTGATGGCCCAGCTTGCCCCCATCGCCACGCTGATCGGTACGGGCGCCTCGCTCTACGGCACGGTGCGCCAGGGCCAGGCGCAGGCGGCACAAGCCAAGGCGCAGCAGCAACAGCAGGCGGAGGCGCTCACCGCCCGGCAGCAGCAGCTTGCCGCGCAGCAGGAAAGCGAGGCGCGCGCCCGGCAGGACCGGCTGGAGCGCACCGTCGCCTCCACGCGCGCGCGCCTCGCCGCGTCAGGGATCAGTCCGGACCAGGGTTCGGCCGGCGCCATCACCGCCGGCCTGGAGCGCGATGCCGCCGAGGCAGCGCAGGACAGCAGCGACGCCTTCGCGGCGCGGATGTCGGCCGGCCGCTCCTCCCTGCTCAACAGCGACGGATCGCTGACCACATGGCTGCGTGCCGGCAACAGCTTCGGAGGGGCGCTGCGTTCGCTGCTGGACTGACGCGGCGCCGACGCCCATCCATCATCCAGGGCTGCGAGCATTTCCCGTGAGCGTGAGGGAACGGGAAATGCTCCGACGCACCCGCGGCCGCCCGGACGCCCCGATTCCCCTCCTGCATGAGAGACCCGCATGGCCGAGCATATCCGCATCGGCGACGTCGCGCCGCGTGTGCACTACGTGGCGGACGGCGCGCAGACCGTCTTCATCTATCCGTTCCCGATTTTCGAGAGCGCCGACCTTGAGGTCCGCCTGGACGGCCTGGTGCAGTACGATGGCTTCACCATCACGGGTGCCGGCAGCTCGGAGGGCGGCAGGGTGGTGTTCGCCGCGCCTCCCGCAGCCGGGCGCCAGCTGCTGATGCGGCGCGTGATGCTGATCGAGCGCGTTACCGACTTCCAGCCGAACGGCGTGCTGCGGGCCAAGACGCTCAATGACGAAATGGACCGGCAGGTCGCATCGCTGCAGGAGATGCGTGAGAATCTGACAGGCGCCATCCGTGCCGATCCGGGTGATCTTCCTGCCAGGCTGGTACTGCCTGCGCGAAGCGGTCGCGTCAATCGCCTGCTTGGCTTCGACAGCGTCGGCAACGTCACTGCCGTGCCACGTGATCCGGTGCTGCTCGCCCCGTTTGGCGGGGCGATCCCGCGCACCGTGGAGGACAAGCTGGCCGAGCGCCTTTCCGCGCGCGACTTCGGTGCCACGGGCGACGGCGTCAGCGATGACGGACCGGCGCTGCAGGCGGCAATGAACGCTGCCGCGGCCTCGGGCAAGCATCTCGTCATCGGCGAGGGCACGCACCGCACGACCATTCCGCTGACGCTTCCGGGCGCGGCGGCGGGGCTGACGATGCGCGGCAGCATTCTTTATGCCGGGCCAGGGGGTGTGACGGCGCTGACCCTCGGCGACGGCGCGGCGGCGCGCAACCAGGCGAAGCTGTACCAGGGCCTGCGCGTGCTGCGCGCCACGATCACCGACTGGCTGGACGAGCGCGACATCGGCATTCTGCTGCGCAACCTCGATGCGTCCGTGGTGGAGGTCCGGCAGGTGGAGGGCTTCACCATCGGCACGCGGACCGAGGGTGTCGAGCTCGGCTTCGAGGATACAACGATGTACCTCGGCCGGTTCGTCAACAACCGCATCGGCCTCGACGTGCATACGGCGACCGCGTCGGGCTGGAACAACTCCGTGCGCTACATCGGCGGGCACTTCGCCAACAGCGCCAGCACCAACCCGACGCGCGACCGCTTCGGCGTTCGCTTCTCCTGTGCGCCAGGGGCCTACCCCCGACACAACGCGCATTTCTTCACCGGCCCGGCCTTCGAGCTGCAGCGGCAGGGCAGCCCGGGAACGGTGGCGGCCATCCCCTTCCTCCTGGAGGCCGGGGACGAGCGCGGCATCATCGCCCGCGGCGTGCGGATGGAGCAGTGCAGCCCTAATGTGGCGCGGCACGCGGGCGGTGCGAATGATTGCCTCTACGAGGTCGTCTATGTCGGCACCTATGCCTTCACGGGCGCCGATGTCGAGTACACGGCCACGGCGACGCGGGCTGGCGGCACGGTCATCCCCCTGCACCAGGCCAGCGCGGCGCAGGGCACTCCACGCCTGGTCGCCGCGGCGGAGAATGTCCGGCGGCGCGCCTTCCGGCAGACCATCGATAACGTCGACGGCATCGGCTTCGAGCAGATGGCGGTGCTTTCCGGCAATCCATCAGGGCCGCCGGCGAACCTGAACGGCTTCGCCTTCGCCGGCCTGTCGCAGTTCGCGCTGAACCCGGACAGCGTCGGCATCCCGACCAGCCGCGCGCTTGCCTTCGTGGTGGATTGCAGTGTTTGCAAGGAGTTCTTCATCGCCGCCGAAGGCTCGGAGCTGCGGCCGATCGTGATGCAGTTCGATGCCAGTGAGGCAGTGCTCGGGGCGACGAATCCGGCGCTGCTCTCCAACATGAACGCGGTCTGGGCGGGGAGTCCGTCCTTCTTCTGGGAGGGCAATGCGGATCTCGACAGCCTGGTGGGCGGGCTGCCGATCAACCGCCTGCAGCGCGTCACCCTCCATGCAAATGCACGGTTCGCCGCGATCGGCGTTCGTGGCGGCAGCGCCAACGCCGTGCTGAAGGCGCTGCGCCTCTACTGCTCGCCGCTGCATGCGCCGGCGCTGCTCTTCGGCGGCAGTCGGAAGTGGGGAACGCGCGAGTACGGCGTGACCGATGCGGGATGGGTGGTGCCAAACCTGGCGGCTGGCGCCAGCGCGACGCGTGACGTCGCGCTTCCCGGCGTGCGGCAGGGCGACTTCGTGCAGGCGAGCTTCGCCAAGAGCAGTGGCTTCCAGAACGGCGGCGTGGTGTTCCACGCCTCGGTGGGCGGCACCGCCAGCCTCGATCAGGTGCGGGTGACCGCACAGAATGTCAGTGGCGGCAGCATCACCGTGGATGCCGGCACACTCTATGTCCGTGCCGTGAAGCCGAGGGTCTGAACATGGACCGCTCGGCTGAGCGCGGCGCCGATGAAGCAGGGGAAGGGGCGTCATGAGCCGGCGGGACGTGGTGGCGATCGAGGACCTGCAGCCAGCCATCCGGCGCGTGGTCGAGGACTACAACACCTTCGTCGCGCATGGCCCGGCTCCGGGCACGCATGACGACGCCAAGGCCTTCGCCGCGCACCATGCCGCGGCGAAGGCGGCTCTCGCGCATCTGGAGCATTTGTTGAAGCTCGCCCGTGCCACTGGCGCGGGCGAGGAGGAAAGTGGCCTGGCACAGGCGGCCGCGCTGCTGCGCCAGGCGCGCGGCGCGCTGGCCGAGGAGCCCCCGACCGAGGAGGAGTGCGACGCCGATGACGGACCGTCCGGCTGACCTGACGGAATTCGTCTGGATCTGGAACAACCTGGCAGGGCAGGGCACGCCGGCCGTGCACCGCCGCATTCTGCGCTGGCTGGAGGCGCGGCGCGCGGCTGACGAGCGCCGGTTGCTGCTGATGGCCTTTCGCGGCTGCGGCAAGTCCACGCTGGTCGGGCTCTACTGCGCCTGGCTGCTGCTCCGCTGGCCGGAGTTGCGCATTCTGGTGGTGGCAGCGGACCATGCGCTCGCCACCAAGATGGTGGGCACGGTGCGGCGCATCGTCGAGCGCCATCCGCTGTGCCGACCGCTGGTGCCATCCTCGCCGGAGGCTTGGGCGGTGGACCGCTTCACCGTCAACCGGCAGGGTGCGCTGCGCGATCCCTCCATGCTGGCGGCGGGGCTCGGCGGCAACATCACGGGCCTGCGCGCCGACGTCATCATCTGCGACGACGTCGAGGTCGCCGGCAACTGCGACACGCCGGGCAAGCGCGCCGAGCTGCGCGAGCGGCTGGCGGAGACGGAGTTCATCCTGACGCCGGGCGGTACCATTCTCTACGTCGGCACGCCGCATTGCGCGGAAAGCCTCTACCTGCATCCGGAGGAGGGCGAGGCCTATCTTTCCGGCTATAGCCGCCTGCGCATTCCGCTGCTGGACGGGGCCGGGCGCAGCGCCTGGCCGGAACGCTTCGCCACGCCGCTGGTGGCGCAGATGCGCGAGCGTGTCGGGCCGATCCATTTCGGGCGGCAGATGCTGCTGCGGCCGGTGGCGAGCGGCGCGGCGCGGCTCGATCCGGCGCAGATCATCCGCTACGAGGAGGAAACCGAGTACCAGGAGGCGCAGGGGCGGCCGCTGCTGCGGCTGCTCGGGCGCCGCATGGTCTCGGGCGGCGGCTTCTGGGACCCGGCCTATGGGCGGCCGGGTTCGGGCGACGGCAGCGTGCTGGCCGCCACCTATGCCGATGCCGAGGGCAACCACTACCTGCACCGGCTGAGCTACCTGACGCATGAGCCGGGCGGCGCGGAGGACCCGGCGACGCAGCAATGCCAGCGGGTGGCGCGCATCGCGCGTGAGCTGCTGCTGCCGGTGCTGCGCGTGGAGACCAACGGCATCGGCCGCTTCCTGCCCGCCATCCTGCGGCGGGAGCTTGCGCGGGCCGGGGTGCCCTGCGCGGTGGTCGAGCAGCACAGCCACCGGCCGAAGCAGGAGCGCATCCTCGCCGCACTCGACCCGGTGCTGGCGGCGCGGCGGCTGCATGCGCATGCGCAGGTGTTCCGCACGCCCTTCCCGACGGAGATGGCGGAGTGGAAGCCGGACACCGCCGGCACGCGGGACGACGCGCTGGACGCGCTGGCCGGTTGCCTGCTGGCCGAGCCGGTGCGGCTGCCCGGCGCGCCGCCGGCGCCGCGCGGCATTGGCTGGCGCGGGATCACCTAGAGGGGTTTCCCGTTCGCACTGGCTCACGTCAAACGCTCTAGCCGGTTGTTTTGGCGAGCAGCCTTACCCGATCCAGTGATTCCACCGGATCGGGATCTGCTCTAGCGACGCTCCTGCCGCACAGATTTTCAAGCCGGCCGCAGGAAGGAACCACGATGGCAGGTGGCGTATCCGTCAGCGCCGATAACCGCACGCGAAACGGCAGGCCGGAGCATGTCAGCGCCTACACGCGCGCCGTGCCGGATCTGGTGAACGAAGGCATCGGTTTCGGCCGCTTCGGATCGGCCGGGCCGCCCCCGCGCGGCGGTGGGTCGTTCATCTTCATCGCGCGCCGGCGTGATCTCCTGGAGGGCTTCGGTCGGCGCGAGATGCCGCTGGAGGGCGGGGGTGGCTTCGCCGGGCCTCTGGGCAAAGCTTCGGCAATGCTGTCTCACGGGCGCCCTCCCCGCGGCGGAGCGCCGAGCCGCGCTTTGACATCCCTATGGACAGACAGCGGCATCATCAGCCCGGAGCTCAGACTGACCCTCGGCGGAGTACGCTGACGGCCGACCCCCATGCTCTGCTGCGCGAATTTGCTGGCAGAGGACATATCGTAGCCGGTAGCAAACCTGGAGTTGGAGGTACTCGCGAACGTTTCGATGCTGGCGATCGTATCATTGGTGTCTATCGGCACAAAGATGGACGAGAAGCAGCGACGACGCCTGGCATAATCCACTAATCATCACGCGGCGCCCATATTGTTCCGGCGAAACCTCGAGGGCGGGCTGAATGACGAACGGGGCAAACCTGTCAAAGCTGCGCGAAAATCTTCTCTGGTCGGCGCAGCGTGCGCTCCCGGGAAAGATGCCTGCTTCACTCCATGCTTATTCTGTTAAGGTGGAACGGCCGCAGAAAAAGCTGCGCCTTCGGGCTCACTTCCATGAGCCGCCTTCCGAGGATGACATTGAAGATCTACTCGCCGTGGAAACCGAAATCTTCGCGGACTTCTTCGATGACGTTCGTGTTGAAACGGAAATCGAGGTCATCGCACCCGGCGAGAAGCCGAACTTTCTGGCGGAGGGGGTCGCTTATCAGCGCCCCGCATCTTTGGGCGCCTGACCGTGGTCGCACAGGCGGTCTCGGCAAACATCCGGAGATGAAGGGGGATGACCGACTGGGCGAACCTGGAACGGCTGCGCGAGAAGCTTCTTTGGTCGGCGCGGCGCGCTCTGGGCGGCCAGACGCCGGCTTCCCTCGTCGTCTACTCCGTCGCCGGGGATCAGGTCCAAAAGCGGTTGCGGCTCCTCGCGCAGTTCGATGAGCAGCCTTCTGAGGACGACCTTGAGGACTTGGCCTGCGTCGAGACTGAAATCTTCTCGGATTTTTTCGATGGCGTGAGCATCAAGACTGAGATCAGCATTGTCGCGCCGGGTGAGGAACTCGATCTCCTGCCGGATGGTATGGCGTATCGGCGGCCGCTTAACTGAGACGCTCCGGCGGCTCGCTTGCCGGCATCGTTGGGGATGGGCGTATGACAGACTGGGAAGGAAGCCGGGGCACCTCTTTCCCGGTATGGGCGAATTCCGCCCTAGGATGTTCACTTTTTGTTGACTCGATCGCCGGAAGTGCCTTAGGCTCCGCTCGTCAACGGCCGAACTGCGTCCGCTGACCGCCTCAGGCCGCGGGCCTGCTCCTCAGCACTTCTCGTTCATGCCGCGCCTCACCCTCCGGGGTGATGCGGAAACGGCCGTCCGCCTGATGCGCCGCCAGCCGCATCCCGGCCAGGCGATGCAGGCAGGGGCCATCCTTCAGCCCGTCCGGGCGACCGAGCGCGCCGCTCAGCTCCAGCCGATGAAGGGCGGAGCGGCAGCAGGTCTCTAGGTAGGGCTCGTTCCACATCATTCCATCGCAATCGTTTCCGGCCGGCGCCGGTGCCGCCCTCCCCAGGGTGGCGCCGGCGCCGTCGTCGTTCAAGAAGGCCGAGGAGGGCCGGATGAACCCGCTCGATCTGGAACCCCAGACGCTGGCTACCGCCGTGCAGGCACCGCTGCTGGGCGTGCTGTTCTGGATGCTGCATGGGCTGCGGCGTGGCCTGCCCGACCGGCCCGTGGAATTCGCCGAAGCGCCGCGCGTCGAGAGCGACGCCCTGGCGCGCACGCGCGACGAGCTGGCGGCCTTCAAGCTGGAGGTCGCCCGCACCTACGTGCCGCTCTCGCTGATCCGCGATGTGGACCAGCGGCTGAGCCGGCAACTGCTCCGCATCGAGGAGAAGCTGGACGCCGTCTCCCGCGCCTCGGCCGCGACCGCCGCGCTGCAGGCCGCCCAGCGCGGCCGCGGCGCCGACGACCACCTCTGATTTCCCCCCGGACCCAAGCGAGACCGCCCCCCATGAGCCATATTCCCCTGGCCGCTCCTGTCGCCGGCACCGGCCTCTCCGCGCAGGAGGTCCTGGCATTGACGCTTTGGGCCGAGGCCGGCACCCATTCCGTGCGCGCCATCGAGGCGCTGGCCGCCACCATCATGAATCGCGTGCGCCTGGCGGAGCGGGAAGGCGTGACGCATTGGGGGCGGGGGCTGGCGGCCATCTGCCGGGCTCCCTTTCAGTTCTCCTGCTGGAACCGCAACCATATGCGCCACATGCTGATGCAGGCCATTCCGCCCGGCGACCCCAGCATGGCCGTGTGCCGCCGCATCGCCGCGCGTGCTGCCGCTGGTGCCCTGGCCGACCCGACCGGCGGCGCCACCCATGCGCACGATGCCGGCGAACTTCCGCCCTGGGCTGTGGGCGAGGCGCCGGTGGCCGAGATCGGCGGGATGCTGTTCTACCGCCTCCTGGTCCGGTAA